TGCGGGCCCCTTTCTTTTGTCTATTATGTGTTAAGTTATAACATCAAATGCCCGCTGGTAGAGTTTATATCTATCAGCATAGCCATTCAATCCACCATTAATTCTCTTTGTAAGTTCCTTAAAAAGGTTTAAATCACACAGTGCGTTTAGATTATTGTTTTTCCAAAACCAGCCAGCACTCCTCGCCGCATTCAGAGGTTGTTCTAGCAAGTCTGGATTTTCCAACAAAGCCAAGTCCAGGCCAAGTGAACATAGCGCGTAATTACGTTTACCAGTTATTTGAATTAAACCTCTACCCTTGTATCGAACCCCATCTCCAGGTGCTGTGTTTCCCAAGTCTGCTCTTCCCTCGTAGGCTTCACCTGACGCTAATTCTTTCACGTAACGAAGCTGCCCACTCTCATGCCCAATCTGGGCAAGGAACATGCGAATCCGTTGAGGAGTGTTTATCTCAAATTCATGAAGCACTTTATTCAAAGGGTCCAGAAACTTATCGATTAGCGAAGGACTTGCCTCCTTGAAGATGGATTGCAGTTGTTGTTTAGTTAAATTAATCGTTGTAATTTTCATATTTCTTTACACCTTGAATGTTATTAGGAGTGCCTTGGAGGCGTTCTTTTACCCCCATGTTCTTATCAAGGGGCAATTTGTTTCCTAGAGTTGTTATTAGAGCTTGGGTAGCTTCTGGTCCTGCAAGTTTGGAATATTCATTCATAAGTTTTACACTACGAGCAAAGTCGCTTCCAATGTGAGCTTCACGAATTTGTTTAGCCAATGTAGCAATCTTAGCCTCTTTGTATTTCTGTGCCTGTTGATCCTTATAGAGATCAGTGGAAGCAAGACTTTCAGAGAGAAGACCAACACCCGTATACTTACGCTTGGCCCAATCGGCCTCTGAACGTGGCTCTGAAAACTTAGGCAAGCCTTTGTTATCCAACAGCCGTCCTTGAGGGTCTTTCATAACAGCTTCTTCTGTAATACCCTTAAGACCACTAGGGGTGAGCTTCATTAGAAGATTGTTACGATTGATTGAGCTTGGGTCCACAGCATATAGCGCGGCTGCTTCAGCAATGGTGTAGGCACCCTCTAGGTGGGGACTAGCGGCCTTAGCCAAGGTATCTGGCACCATGTCAGCACTGCTCCATTTAGCCTGCATGTTAAGGTTGCTAGCAGCCGATACAGCACCACTATTCACCCATTCGGGAAGGTCATTTAGGAAGTCTTCTCTAATTGTCTTAGGTTCTCCATCAAGCATCTTAGTTAATTCCCCATACAGAGTGTCTAGCTCAGCATAGGCAGGAAGTCCTGCAATACCTGCAAAGAGAAGCATGGCTACCCCAGAAGCAATCAGAGGCTTCATGTTCTTCTGCTTACCAAAAGCTTCCTGTATGAGCTTAGCTTGTAGGTTCATATTAGCATGCTTGTAGGTGGTTAAGCCCCCAGCAAATTGTCCAACAGCCCCCATCTTCTGGTACATCATAGGACGTTCCCAAGGATGGTAGCTCACCATTGAGCTTTCCGTAGCCTTCTCAGCTAAAGCATAGGCAACTTGATTGTCAATACCAGCATCCTTGAAGAGTTCTACAAAGCCTAGATAGGTAGGGAGCTTAGTCATCTTATCGCCAGTGCTAATTGTGAAATCAGCAGCAGCGTTAAAGTTACGCACTGTCCTACTCTTTGTAGCTTGGTGAGCTAGTTCAAGTTCATTAAACGCATACAATCCACGCTCATTAGCATAAGTAATAGCATCCTTGATGTATTGAGGAGCAATGGCAAGCTTGGGATTGTCATACCACTTAGCCATATTCTCAGCAGCACCCCACACAGCTCCACGTCCCATAGCATTAGCAACTTGATGCTGTGGAATACCTAGACGTTTAGCAAAGGTTCCTGCAAGAGGAAAAGCCATTTGGAAAGGCTGTGCTAGCTGGGAAGCTAGGAAGGCTGGATTAAAGCCCATGAAATAGCGAGACATGCCTGCCTTAACAGCAGAAAGTCCCTTCATAGGAATGTTAGTACCCAAACCTACAGCATCAAAAGCAGCGTCTAATACATGATTAACTGCTGCCCCTACCTTACCAGTTTTACCTGAAATGTGGTTGGCATATTGTTCTAGATATTGCTTTACATTTTCATGTGGGAAAGACGTGTCTTTAACAACACTGTCAATTTCCTTAAGTAATGGCTGTAGTTCATGATGCTCAAACGCAGTTTCAAAGTAGTCCACCATACTCTTTAAAGAGTCTTTAGCATTACGCTCCTTGCTCAGCCAAGGACGATTGCCTTCATTACCAGTAATTCCTTTCTTCTGTAGTTCGTGCTTACCAACACCGAACAAATCATTGTTCACTAAAGCACGTGCCTCTTGGCTCTTCGCCAATAGTTCGGCCATCTTCGGGTCTTCCTTTGCAAGAATGGCGAGTACATCATTTAATCCACTAAATACGTCCACTTTATTATTTTTACCAAGTCCTGTATGTACTTGTGTGCCAAATGTGGCACCAGGATGAGTTTTTTTGTAATACTCAATTGCAGCTTTTTGCTGGAATTTAGTATCCTGAGAAATCATCCCTACAATCTGCCCATCTTTGTTCCAGACAATTGTCTTATAATTTCCCTTAAACACACCAGGGAGCCAGCCCTCACGTTTAGTAATGGGTTTAAATCCCATTGCCACACGCTTCTTATTCCATTGAGCTAGTTCAGCATCTGCTGCCTTTTGGAAACTACGTACTACAGCTTTCTGTTTCTCATTGAAACCTAGCTTTTCCATAGTAGTTTCTGTAGGACGAAATTGAGCTCTGTCTCCTTCATGAAGAAGATTGGCTACAGCCAAAGCATCCTTGTCTGACAACTTTTGAATTGTTGTTACCAAACCATCAATCTTATTGGTGATATATTCCTGACTCATCTTTGCAGTCATTGCACGAGCATCGTTAGATAGCTTACGAATATAACGTAGCATAGGATGCCCAGACATAATTGTGTTGCCATGCAATCCAGCAGCCATATTGCGACCGACATTAGAAAGACTAAATTTAACTGGACCTATACCTACTTTGGTATTTGAAATGTCCTCATCAGCCAATGAAAGGGCCATTGCTTCTTCACGAGTGTTTACATCCAGCCATTCCTTGAGAGGAGCTTCTGAAGCAATCTTACGAAGAACATAGGCCTTACGCTGCTCTGCTGCACGAGCAGCAAGAGTAGCTTCACTACGTGGAGTTTCAATTGTATCGGGAAGCATTGGACGTTCTTCCATAGGAAGCAATTCAAAGGGCTCAGAATACTCACGTACAATACGTGCTTGACCCTCATCTACTAGAGCCTTTTCATTAAAGATGTTAGCAATCTTCTCACCTCTTGGGGAAGTGAATGTAATAGCATCATATCCCTGCTCTTTAAGAATTCGATTGGCTTCTGTACGACTACCTACTTGTTCTACAAGCTGGTTATAACGGGTTTCATTAGAAACTCCTCCCTCAACTTTATTGAGATCAAAGGCATTATCGAAAGGCTGTTCTAGGGAATAGAGACGCCCTCCTTTCCCGCCATAGGTGCGGGCCATATCTTCACTCATAGAGATGTAGTGCCCTGGCCCAGCCTTCTGCTCATTAGCATTAGGACGAGTGCTTTGTTCTTCTAGAGTACGTGTCTTTTGTAATGCCTCAGGACTGCCAGTATACCATTTATCTTTTACTGGAACTGGAGCAGGGGATTCGTTCTTAAAGGTGAAGTCAATTGTCTTTTGCTCAGGCTCGAACAGGTCTAGCTGTTCTCCCTTAGGTGTTTCAATATCTTTAACAATGGTGTTAAGTTCTTCAGCTTGTTGCTTCTTTACAAGGTCAATAACACCTGGGTCTTCGACAATCTTAGAAGGAAGAGTGTCAGTAAGAACACCATCCTCTGTACCAAACAAAACCCCTTGAGGCTGCTCTTTAGTCAGCTTCTCTTGAGCAATAACATCCTTAGCAGATGCCTGCGCTTTTTCAGCCGCTGCGGCAGTAGCAGCACGAGAGTCCCTATGAAATCTATCTACCCCCTTATTAAATCCTTTAGCTACATATTTAGCACCAGGAATAGGTAAGAAGTTAGAAGCAATTTTTACAGCACCACCTATATCTTTAGAACCCGTAACATCAGAAACAACATCACCCCCCTTGTCAATAAGTTCACCGGCCACCTCAAAAGGCTTTAAAGGTACTTTATAGCCACTGGTAGCCTCTACTTTATTCTGCTTACCAATAGAAGGCATAGAGTCTTCTACAAGCTGTCCTGAAGCCTTCCAAAGCTCATCTAAATTATGCTCACGAGGAGACATAGCTTTAGCAGCTAATGTAAGGGCTGTTTGGGGCACAACTTTAAGAGCCCCTAATGCCATATCTCCCATAGCAGAAAGAGCCCCTAATGTATTAGAAGAGGCACCTTTCGGTGCCCCTTCTTCATCATCGTCTAGTCCAAACGCTACAGCGTCATTGTCTCCGAATGCCATTATTTTTTCACTTTCATTCTACCATCTGGATGGAGGTATGTTGCTCCTTTGGGAAGAGCATTGTATTCAGCTTCTGTAACTGGCTTCTGTGCTGGTTTAGCCCCACCAGCAAACTTACGAACTTGTGCTTCCACTTCAGGAGAAGAGAATTGAGCACCCGAGGCAAGATCAGCCATAGCTTGTTCCTTAGCAGCTCCACGTTGTGTGGTGATATTAGGAGTGTTAAGAGGAACATTAGAGCTACGTGGAGAAGCAACAATCTTACCATCAGCACCTACGCTGTACACAGGAGCACCGCCAGCTTGTAGCTTACCTTGTGCAGCTTCTTGAATTACCTTTGCTTGTGCATAAAAATGAGCAGCAGCTTCTTCGTCCCCAGCAAGTTCTGCCTCCTTACCTAAACTGGTATAAGCAGTCCATTTCTTTAATGGATCATTTTCAAGAGCAGCAGCAATGACAGGATCACGTGTCTTACCTGAGCCCTTAGGGGCAAATTTACCAGCAGCCCTATCTGCATCAGCACGTTTGTTATAGCCTTCTTGACGTACATTCTCAAGAGCAATTTGACGCTCTTGCATTTCCTTTTGTTTCTGCCTATCACGAAGAATGTCTTTGTGTGCCATAAGAATCTTCTGACCTTGGGCTGCGACGGCATCATCATCGCTGTATGCCATTTCCTGTCCCTTAGCTTCAAGTTCGTCTAAATGGGCCTGCGTAGCCTCTTTAGCAAACTTGGTACGAGCAGCTTTAATAGTTTCATCATTAAGGGCAGCTTCATTACTGTTCTTACGCTGCTTCATTGAGCTGTCTGCTTGATAGCCAGGAAGACGAAATTGTTCAGCTTGATTAGCCAGTTCCTGTTGCTGTACACGCATAGGATTCATCTGCTGGTCAAACATGTTCTTAAGCTGAGAAGCTTGTAAGTCTTGATTGTTCTGATCTACCCCACCTTGCATGAATTGCTGGCCTTGCATAAAGGCACCAGGGTTCATCTTAAAGATGTCTTCTAAGGTAGATGGTTGGGGAAGACTGTAAGGCATTATTCTCCCTCCCCACCACCAAAGTACATAGGATTGCTATAAGGATCATATCCACGTGTGCTTCCCATTACTGGAGCAGATGCTTGTCCAGGACGATACATATTCATTAATGAACCACCTCCTTTTAATAGGTTATTAAGCATCATGTTATCATATCCACCAATTTGATTGGCATAGGCATTTTGCTGTGGCATTGTCTGTGCTTGACGATCTGCTAGCATTGCTGCAAGCTGAGCTTCACGAGGACCATATTGGCTACGACGCCCAGCAGCAGCATCCTTACGTTCCACACGCTGACGCATTTGCTGAGCATATGGACTATTGGGAGAGAACAAACTTTGTAATTGGCTTTGCTGTTCTTGAAGCTTTTTCTTTTGTTTATTGGCATTATACATACCAAAAAGACTGCCAGCCATATCCCCAATATTTCCTAAGCCTTTACCACCGCCCATACCCACTCCCATGCTTTGTAGAAAAGCATTTACGGGAGAATCTTGGGACCCTTCTTGTGACGATTGAATCGACATAGAACGTTCTCTGCTTGGCATAGAAAGATTGGCGTATTGTTGAGTGGGAGTGGTTTCACCACCAAGAGTAGCAGAATTTTCTCCATTGCTATCTTGCATAGTTCCACCAAGAGTACCTACATCAGGCATCTCGTCATTACCATAATTTTTAAAATAATCCCCTAACATTCCTGCTCCTTGTTTAACGCCTTGCATGGCAGCGCCTGTTGCAGCACCTTTACCAATATCTGTGGAGTCGCCTCCTTGTCCAGCAGCGCCTACAGCGCCCCCTACAGCACCCTTAGCAACGCTATTTACGACAGGAGCATACTCCCCTGCCCCTAGGGATTTCCCAAGGTTAAAACTGCCTGTACCGCCATATTCATTATTACCTACATATCCCCCACCAGCTTCTGAATATCCACCAGTGTTTCCAATTGCTTCACCAGCACCGTCTAAAGCCCCATTAGCAGCATAATTGATGGCATAGTTTTTAGCTCCATTCTTAAGAACATTCTCGTAGTCTTGGTCATTACCCCAAGCATCCATAGCATCAATAGCGGTAGAGCCAGCCCCATAAGTGAAGGCATTAATAAACCCTTTACCAATGCCTGTACCCACTGTACGAAGTCCGCCATAAGCACTAAGGTCTTGTCCACGATTTTCTACTTCCTGTTGGTCAGCAGAAGTAGTGTCTCCTAAAGTATCCCATAAAGGTTTATTGTCTGTATGCCAAATTTCATTATTAAGCTTAGTTCCCCAAGGGCTTCCTGAGGCATATAAATCCCCAGTTTGGAGCATACGCTTTAACCCATCATCTTTACGAAAGTTCTTCCATCTATTTTGAGCCATAATACTGTTGGAATCTCCAAGATCATCCATCCAGTTACCAATACCATTATGCAAGTCTCCATAATCACTACCTTGGCCTATGTCCCAAGTTTGCATAAACCCACCAACAGGATCAAGGAGATTGTTTACAATATCTCCTTTATCTCCACCAAAGACCCCTACAGGATCAAACATATCACCAAGTAAACCCATATTATTCCTTAAGTAGGGTCAATATGACCAATTAAAATACCGTCACTAAAAACAAGGCTTCCTGGAATACCTGTAGGAGTCAATTGAGCTAGTGGCACAGTAGTAGTTTCTCCAGGAAAACCTCCCGTTGTAATACCACTAATTGTTAGATTGGACATAGTTGCTGAATCTTGTCTAACTAAAAGGCCATTACCAATAGAAGTACCAACAGAATCAACAAAAGAACGTAGCTTCTCATACCAGTCGTTCCAATAACTACTGCCTGGAGCTACACCGAGAGGTTGTGGAGGAAGTTTAGCTGCCACACATTTTCCAATCTAATTTCAATATTTTATAAATAACACTCATGTTACCGTCATTCCTGAAATTTCAATGTAAATTGTGTCAGTGTTGCCAAAGGTGAAGGGGACTGTAGCAGCGACTGTGGCAGAAGGCGACGCCGAGGTGAATAGTCGAATTCCGTTTGTGTTGTCAGCACGAGCCACACATACATACTCATTGGTGCCGGCGTCTGTGACGTTGGCTGAGCCAGTAACAAACGAGATGCCTCCTCCCAATGCGAATGGCAGGGAGAAGAAATACACCCCTGTTCCATAGGTAGTAGTTGATCCGAATGTGATCTGATACCAAGCCTTCCAACCAGAACCGTTGCGTACATAGCGCCCAACGATTGAGCCGTTGCCGATGGCCGGCTGAGTGCCACTTGATGACCATGCTGGTGTGAACGTCACCACTTCATCTTCGATTACAGTGCTTGTGCCGAGGTCGCTTACGCGGGTTGCGCACGAGTTGATGTTTCCTGCAATACGTACACCAGTAGAGCTGGAGGCAACCTGCACACCAACAGTAGCATTTTCAATCGTATTATCAAGTACCTTACTACCCTTACTGGCATAGATACCCGTGCTGGCCCCTGATGCCAGGCTGGAGGTGATTCTGTTGTCTGCAATATGTGCTTTTGAATCATCAGTTCCTTGCATAGGAAATACAAAGATACCTCCAGTCGTCCATTCCGTGCACCTGTTTCCAGTGATTACATAATCCCCACAGGTGGAACCCGCACCAAGAGTAGAGTCATAACTGCCACGGATAGAAATATCAAACCCGCTGATAATGTTCCCATCCACGATGACCTTAGTTACGTTGTTACCCAAGTAGATGCCACGCGACGTGCCCCCTGTTCCTCCTTGGATGATATTATTGCTAACAATGGACGTTCCCGGGCCTGAAGACACTACGTTGTTATAGGAAAGTTGAATACCATCTCCAAGACAATCGCTAATGGTGTTATTAGAGACAATCGCTCCACGTCCTGCACCTTCTAGGCCTATGCCAATTTGGTTGACGCGAACACCTTCAACATCACACCCCATGATTTGGATGCTAACCTGCTGCCTTGCTGAAATCACATAATACGTCGAGACGATATGCTGAAACTTCACATCCTTTGTTTCGACGTTGAAAACCTTCACCTTATCGCAAGCCACCAAGTTGATGCCATTGCCATAGGTGTCATTTGCGCCAATAGTTTGCAGCGAGCCATCGATGGTCAGGTCACGAACAGTGATGTTTTCCAGAACCGCAGTAGCAGCGGGGTACACATCAGCTACGGTGATACCGCTGACCCACCCAACCGGACGAAGGATGCTCACACCCTTACCTTCCCCGAAGAAGGTGATATTTCCTCGTGTGCAGAGAACCTCGGCATTCCAGCGAAACACCCCTGACGGGAAATAGACCTTTCCACCACCGCCATTACAGGCGCTAAGATAGGCAGTTGCGTTAGCTGCATCGTTGGTAGAGGAGGTACCAATTACTCCACCATAACGTCGTACGTCGCCTGGAAAGTAAGCATAGTTGCTCGGGGTAACTCCCGCTGCAATTTCGTCAGCAGTACGACCATGGATGAAGTTAAGAAAAGCACCTATTCCACTTGCGTAGGCAACAGTAGGAGTATATCCATAAATAATATCATTTACATCATTAAGCCAAGAAGAGGCAATAACCGTGCCTGGTACGAAAGTTGTGTCTGCCATTATGACTGTCCCATGTTAATATCAACTTCAGCCGTCTTAATTCTTAAGGGCTTATTAGCTGTATGTGTAATTTTAAAGGCCCGTCTACGGAACCGTCCTAGCCGATAGATGCAGGGCATCTCTTGATTGAGTTCCAGAGTTTGTCCAGTGTTGTATGTTTGGTAATCATCATCACTCCACTGTACTGTCACTGGATTGCTTCCAGAAGACCTATCTGCCCATAATGTGAGTCTCGCCATATTCTTCTGATTGTATGTTTCAAACTCTTCATTATTCAACACTGCTTTGGTTGTAATGGCAACACTATTATCTTGATACACTGTTGGACTAAATATTGAAATATCTGCTGTACTTGCTCTAGCAAAGACAGGAAAATATGATACTCCCACACGAGCATTGAATGCATATGTAATTGGAAACACATCTGAAGACTGGTAGCCTAAACGGCTCCACAGCCGTGTGTCAAGTTCCATCATATACGTATATTGTCCACCAGCATACAGACAGTAAAAATCATGCCCATCAATAGACAGGATGTTTCCATAGAGTCCCGAGGCTGTTGTAGAGAGCCACCTACGAATATTCTCATCTCCTACAGGAGTGATTTTGAAATCTTCTAGAACAAATACATTTGCCTGAGATTGGTCCTTATCACCAACAAAATAAATGTTACTCGCGTATTGACAAATACCACCAATTAATCCAGTAAATTTAACAGGGGTGTCATTTCGTTGTAGAGGACTGCCTGTTTCATTAGCAGCATCCCAGAAGTACTCAATACTTTCATTCCCAAATAGAAGAATGTAGTTGTTCAACTTGGCTACATACGTAACCCGGTCTGCTAAGATTTCACTACTGATAAAATCCCCAGCAGTGTATGCAAGAGGATCGTTTAGATTGCTGTTGTAAAGATCGGCCGAGTCTTCTTTAACCATAAACAGATATCCATCTAAGAATACGATAGAGGGAATATGTACAGGCATATCTGGATCAGTTCCAGCTACAACTACCTGAGCACTGTCAATTGTACTTAGGGTTGTGCCATCTGACACGACAAGTTTAACATCACCAGTATCATACAAAAACTCAACAATCCCTACCTCTCCTGTAGTGGTTGTCGGAAAAACATTCACCAGAGTGGTAATGAAAGCAAAATTGGGCATTAAGTAGACAGAAACATCATGCCCATGTGCAAAATAAATCTTTGATTGATCTTCCCAATAGTAAATTTTTCGTACGTTAGTACTTGGAAGTGTGGCAACAACAGAAGTGCCACTACGTTTGCGTAGCCAGGCCTCTTCCTTTTTAGTTGCTTTGCTTTTAGTAATCTCTACGAAACAATTTAGATAGTCAACATCAGTAGTAGGTACATCAGTACGACTATTCATGTCTGCAATAAAAGACACCTGTTTAGTTTGATATGTAGAGACTGAGGGGGTCTTATCAAACGGCACAATCTCTCCTATCAGGTTGGAAGAAAATACTAGACTCATCTGTACCAAAACTAAGAGCTGCCTGTAAATGCTTGTCTGCCATTTGAGCAATCATTCCTTGATCTCCAAGAGGAATGCCATATTCAGGAGCTAAAGTTTCAGCAAGTTTATAGATGATGGTTTGATGCCATTCTTTAGGGAAATCTGGGGTATCTGTACTAGCTACAAAGTCATCAAAGGGAGCCTGGAACACAAGTTTCACTGTCTGATTAAGGGCAGCAGAAGCATCTGGAGTAGGCCATACAGTGAGGGTGCCTAAATTGATTTGAGGCTGATAACAGATTTGTACAGGAGTACCTGAACTATTTAAAGGAGATAGGCCATTATATTCATAGATTGAAATAATAGCCATGTCCAATGTAGCATTGCTACTTGTATTAACTAAAACAGCTTGTTGTAGTTTTAAAGGGAATGGAACATTCAGAGATTGTCCCACACCAATTGTGTAAGTAGCTTGAGCTGCCACAAGAGGAAA